ATTAAATCAAGATTTGGAATTTCTCAAGATGGTAACTCAATTTGGAATCCTGATTCAGCTTATGGGTTAGGAGGAAATCAATTTGGTAAACAACCAATGCCTGGTATTACATCGGCTACTGTAAATTGTATAAATAGAGGATCAATTAGATCTGCAACAATACAAATTAAAGCCTATAATACTTTTCAATTTCAATTAATTGAATTATTATATTTAAAATTAGGTTTTACTATGATGTTAGAATGGGGGCATAATAAATATTTTAGTAGCGAAGGACTTTTAGAAGAAGTAGGATCAACTCTAATAGAAGATTCATTTTTTTCATCATCTCCTAAAACACAATTAAGTGTATTAAAAAATATTGAAAACTGTAGAAAAAAATACCAAGGTAATTATGATGGATTTTTTGGTAGAGTAACTAATTTTGATTGGGATTTCTCCCCAGATGGTACTTATAATATTACTATAAAATTAATAACTTTAGGAGATATTATAGAATCTTTACAAGTAAATATTCCTGCCCCTATAAATTCTCTAGCTTCAGATAAATCTGAAATTAATGGTTCAAATACAATAGAGGTATGGTTAAATAAATGGGAAAAAGGTAATGCTAAAGTTGGGGGTTCAACAACAGCATATAGACCTAATAAAAAATTTTTAAATCTTTTAAATGCTAATTGGGAAAGACAAGATAATAATGAAATTTTTAGATATACTAACCCTGATGGGTCAGTTATTAATGGTAATATGATACAAGTTCAGGCACAAATCAGATCAAATTTAGCTGAAGAATACAAAAAGGAAACTGGAGAAGAAGGTTTAAATAAAGAAAGATTTCAAGAAGAACTAAATAATTTTAAATCACAACTTAATTCACAATTTAATATTACAAATGGGTTAACTAAAATGAATAGTTATTATACTACATTTGGAAATTTATTAGATGCTATACAACTATATGTAGTACCTAGAGTAGTAAGTGGAGATCTAGATTCTCCTTTACTATCTATTGGAACAGATGAAGATATTAATATTATTAGTGCTCAACCTAATCAAATTTCATTTGATATTAGTAAATGTTTTATTAAACCTTCATTAAATATTGAAGGAGTTACTCCTCCTCAATTTTTACAAAATGAAAACATTAAAGATTTTTTAGTTTTAGAAAAAACTGGTGATAAAGAAGATATAATTTATGGTAAATTAATGAATGTATACCTAAATTTTTCTTTTATAAGATCATGTTTGAATAAAAATATATCAAAAGAAGGAACTTTAGGTTTATTTAATTTCCTTTCATCTATATGTGATGGAATTAATAGTTCATTAGGTAATGTAAATAAAATAGAACCTATAGTTAATACTGAAATTAATGAAATAGTATTTATTGATCAAAATCCTATAAAGGGTAATAGTGAAGTACTAAAAAAACTTTTAGAGAGAGTTCCTGAAAAACAAGAAATTATTCCTTTTGAAGTTTTTGGGTTTAATTCTGATAAAGGTAAACCTAAATCAAATTTTATAAAAAATTTTAAATTTGAATCTAAAATACCCTCTAGTTTAGCTACTATGATGACTATAGGAACAACTGCCGGGGGTTCATCTTCTAAAACAATAGATGGTACTGCTTTTTCTTCGATGAATGCTGGATTTGTAGATAGATTCCAACCACAAATATTACCTCCCCCAGGTTTTCCTAATCCTATACAAGAAGCAGAACAGGCAGAAGAGGCAGAAGAATCAAACATAGAAGATAAATTTGAAGAATATTGGGGTGTTAAAATAAGTATAAATAATAATAATAGAAAAGCAGATCAAGGTACAGAATTAAATAACCAACGTATAGCAGATGAAGGCCGTAATCTTGGTGTAGGTAATTCCATTAGATGGAACAGAGTTTCAAAAACTTCAGGTTATTACATTCAAGCAATTAGAGGTAAAGGAGATGTAAAATCGGGTACATATAATGGTTATACTTTTGATAAAAAAACTTATAGAGAAGCATTAGATGGTTTTAAAAGATTTAAATCAGGTGAAGGGGCAAATGTAGTATCTGAAAATGATATTGATCTTGCTTCTTCTTATCAGCAGTGGATGATATACGCTCTTACTGGTAAATTAATAGGTAAAACAGATGTTAATGGAAATCCCTTTGTTATTAGTACTGATAGAGCACAATATCTTAACATAGAAAATAAAGACTTTTTTAAAAAAGGAAAACAAGCTTTTAGAGAATATGTTAATTTAAGAGACCAAAAAGAATTTAGACTCTCAGGTACACCTTCAAATCAATCTGGTTTTTTACCTATAACTTTAAATATAACTATGGATGGGTTATCTGGAATGAAAATATACCAAAAAATAAATGTTAATCAGAAATTTTTACCTCAAGAATATCAAACAAATAGTAGTACAGGTACATTAGATTTTATAATAACTAAAGTAGATCATAAATTAGCTGATAATAAATGGGAAACTTTAATATCTACTCTTAGTATACCTCCATCATCACCTAAAAATGAAAAATTAGCAGATGAAGGAATATTTGAAGAAAATAAGGTTGTAACCGTTGAAGAGGATACAACTGAACCTATAGAAGGTGATCAAACCCGAATAGATGCTACACAGCTCCAACCTAATAAATTCATAAAAGACGAACTTAAAATATCTGAGGGTTATTATAGTGGAGGAGTAAATAGAGTATTTAGATCAAGTACTGTTGCTTATGCCTACCCAGATCCTAAACCTCGTAAAAAAATAAATAAAATAAAAAGCAAAAGTGATTATTATCCGGGTAAAGAAAATGAACCTTGGACTATTGGATATGGACAAACTTATTATGCACAAGGACAACAATATACAAGAGGAGGACAATTATTAACAGGTAAAGGTACTAGAGCATTATCCCCAGTAAAAGAAGGAGACTCTATTACTAAAGAATCAGCTGAAATGGGATTTGATAATGTATTATTAGGAATAGCTAAAACTATGTCATCTAAAAAAAGAATAAAAGTGCCTCTAACCCAAAATGAATATAATGCTCTTTTATCTTTCTCATATAATTCTGGACCTGGTGTATCAAATCCTAAGAAAAAACTTTATAGCTTAATTAATACAAAACAATATGTAGCAGCGGGGTTTGAATTAGAAAAAACTCTTACTAATAATGGACAATTATTGTCTAGAAGAAAAAAAGAATCTGACATATGGTTTACTAATAATCCTGGAGATCCAATTTAAAAATTATGTATTATCCTAAATCTCAAATACAAGAAAATTTATATACCAATGGTAATGAATATATAATAGCTTCAACATCAAAGCCTTATATAGGTTATTACTATCAAACTTCTAATAACCAAAGATTTACAGGAAAAAATCCTAATGATACCCCTAATTTTCAACTAATAAGTAAACCATCTAATATAATATCAAATGATATTGTATCTGAAACTAATGGAACTGCAACCCCAAATGCTTTTTGGTCTAATGAATACCAATATATAAATAAAAAACAGGGAATAAAACTTCCTACTCCCGCATCACCCCCTGTTCAAATTATTCCTTTACCTACAGATAATAATTATTCTAATGGTTTTTTTACAAGATATTTTTTATATAATTTTGTAGAAAAATCTACTATAGAAACTAATAGTTTAAATTATTCAATGTTTTTATCAAAATCTCCTAATACCCAATCTGATAGATTTACTCCACTAACTTTATCTTGGAGTTTAACTGGTAAATATAATAGTGTATTTAAATCGAATAAAAATAATGTAAATCTTTTAGAACAAAGAACCAGATCTTTTGGATTTAGTAACTTTTTTAAAGATAAATATGCTCAATATTATCA